TCTTTTCCTGATCAGCCATCTTCTTCCTCCATGGGCACTCCGGCCCACAGTTTCGTGAAATCGACCTGTCCCTTTTTCTTTTTCTTGTGCCGAGGAACGTTCAGTTTCGGCATCGGTGAGTCTTCCTCGGTGAGGAATACGTACAGGCACTTGCAGAACCAGACGGCCCCTGGGATCGCCAGAAGGCCCAAAATCCAAGGCAACGCTTTAGGAAGGACTGCCACCACGTCGGCGGCTAAAATAACAAGAAGAAGAAATATCAGCCCGGTAACGAACTGCGCTTTAGGTTTGTTCATGATTTGCCTCCTCAAATCTGATTTCTATTCGCGGATCTCCGACCTCAAACGAATCGGTAAACCCTTCGATGTACTTCCATCCGTCTCCGTCAAGATACCCGCCCTTGACCAGCGCGTCCTGTATGACCTTCCGTCCGAACGATGAGATATTGTCCTTGTCTCTTTTTCGGTTCGGCTCTACCCAGAGAAAGTGCATGGTCACAGGAGTCGGTATCTTCCGGAGCCGGGAAGCCTTGGCGGCCCACAAGACCAGATCCTCGGCTTCCCTTTTCATCTTCGCCGCCGCCTGTCTGTGTTTCCTTTCGGCGGCGATGTAATCATTGAGACCGGGAAGTCTCCCTTTGATGATTAACCGTTGCATGCGGATTTGCATCTCTCTACGGCTTCCTTGGATTCCTCAAACGCTTGTCTGACCAACGCCATATCAGGAAGAAATAAATCATTATTCTTTTCTCTTTCTATGGCTATATCTCTTGTATCTATCTCTATCTCTTTCTCTCCGTAACGCTCGCGTAACATCGGTGTAACATTGTTACGCTCCCGCATTTTCCTCATGCGTTCAGCGGCGGAGGTTTCGCTTCCTACATTCTCCACAGCGTAGGGAAGGAAGAAGTTGATTTTGTCTTCCGTTTCAGCCAGACCGCATGAGCAGAGATAGGCCAGAGTTACCCGGACATCGTCAGGGGATTCATCCAGATCCAGCGCCAGCTCGTCCACAAAGTCCTGTTCGTAACCGTGCCAGGTGAGGATGCCGTCTGTCTTCATGGCCTTCAGCTGCATCTTGAGATAGATGATGAGATAGGTGTCGCCTCCTGCCATTCGGCGGAGCTTCTTGATGCGGACAGAGTTGAAGAAATCGTCACGGAGCCGGAGCCAGTAGTAACGTTTCCCCTCGGCCATCAGAACGGAAGATCTATATCGTCGTCGATGTCCTCGGCAAAAGCATCCTTCTCGACCGCTCCGCCGCCCATGAACTCGAACCAGCTCACGTTGACCTGTGTGAAGGTGCGCTTCTGACCGTCCTTCTCATAGCTCCTGGTCTCAAGTCTCCCGGTGATCAGGATGGGATTGCCCTTGCGGAAATGCTTGGTGATGTTCTCCGCCGTGGTCTCCCACGCCACGCAGTTGATGAAGTCGGCAGCGTCCTTGCTCTTCTGGACGGCGACGGAAAAGGAACAGGTCGCCTTTCCGTTCACGGTCTCGCGCAGTTCCGGGTCTCTGGTGAGTCTGCCGGATATGATTACGATATTCATTGAAACCTCCTGTAATACAGTTTTTCTTCATCCCAGTCGGGATATTTGACTTTCAGATACTTGCGGAAAAAGTCCCTCATGGTCTCTCTGTTGATGCCGCTGTCGAAGTTGTAGTGACAGGGACGGCAGAGGGTGAGGATGTTCTGTTCTATTCCGAGTCCGCCTTTAGATCTGCGGACAAAATGCGCTTCGGGAAGTCCGGGCCGACCGCACCAGACGCATCTGCCTCCGTCTCGCTTGTGGACGGCCCTCTTGACTTCCTGGGTGATGGCTAAAGCTAATGCTCTTTTGCTTGAGCGGTATTTCACGCCTTCGACCACTCCCTTTCTATCTGCTCCCGGAGTACGTCGATTTGCTTCTTGTAGACCATGACGGCCTCCTGGGCGTTCTCATAGACCACTTGAGCGCAGTCCCTGTCGAACTTGAGCTTGGCGATCCCCTTGTCGCCTCTGGCCACATCTCCGATGAGGGTGGCAGGAAGACCACCCTCCCGGAGCAGAAGGATTTTCTCTGCAAGGCCGACCCGGTACGCCTGTTCGGCTTCCGCAGCGGCGCGTCCCCGGTTCTTGCACTCCTTCAGAGCGACCTCAAGCATCTCGGATCTCCGCCAGACTTCGCTGATCGGGTCAACCATTGGCGGCCTTCTTTCCGCAGTCCACGCACATCTGCTTGCCGTACCCGGCCTTGGTGTACTTGGCGATGGACTCGGCTTTCCAGACGGAGCCGTCCTTCTTCTTTCCGTCACGGATAGGCTTGCCGCATTCCTCGCAGATCAGGGAGCTTTCCGTCTTCGGTTCGCCCCACTCAAAGACCACGGAGCCTTTCACGGTGACCACCAGATACGAGATGCGTTCCTGATCATCGTAAGCGATTTCCGATACTTCAAAATTGTCGAAGCATTGATAACGCCCCCCGGAGTCCTTCACGGTGCATTTCCCCGCCGGGATGAAGATGAACGGAGCGGAGTAGAGTTCTCTCCCGATGCCCCACTTGAACCCGGCACGCTTGAACGCATCAGAGGCCCTTCCTTTCTCGGCCTCGGTGTTCGACTCCGTTCCGGCATCCCATTTCCAGATCCAATCAGTAGAAACAAGACCGTTCATGAAGTCGCATTCTCTTATCCCGATGCCGCCATACAGAACGCCGTCAATCTCTCGGAAGTCGTTTTGCCAATGACTCGGGCCGACCAACTCGTCCAGAAGGTCAGCGTCCGTCCTGGCTGTCTTGTAGAGGAGGATGGTCACGCCCTTTTCGGAACACCGTGCCACCCGGCACTCGATCTCATCGGCGCGAAGCAATCGAAACAGTTTCATGCGCTCACCTCCAAAATGTCCTCTGCAAAGTTTTCTTTGATGCACTGGTCGCAGCCGATGACCAGTCCGCTGTTCTTGTCGGTGTAGACCGTCTCATAGACCGGACGCCCGCAGCAGGGGCAGTAGTAAAACTGTTCCGGCTCTTGCTGGGGGTCAGGGATGTTCGGAAGACAGGGTTCATTCGGATTCATCCTTTTTCTCCTTCCCGACCAGCGCGAAAAATTTGGCACCTTCATGCTCCACATACAAAGCATCAAACTCCGCCGAGTGTTCCTTTACGGTTATTTCTGCGCCTTTGAATGCGGAGAAAAAGAAATCTTTGTTGCAGTGGATTTCATTGTTAAAACCCTCGACCGCGATGATGCCGTTTCGGTATAGATATTGAACCATCGGTTGAATCGCCAGAGCGCATTCAAGCAGGATCTCGGTTGTCAAATCAGCTTCACCACCATTCCGAACGCCATGATTGCGGTCATGATGCCAACGATAAGATTTGCCATTGCTATTAACCTCCTGATGTGTTATTGTTGGAGGAGCACCTATACTCCCCATCGGGCCGTCAGCTGTTCGCACCAGCTGCCGGCTCTTTCAATTTGTACTCGGCCCACTGCTTGACCCCGACAGGGGTCTTTCTTTTTTTCTGGATGGTCTCCACTTGAACGCCGGAAGCCTTCAAGTCCCAGATCCGCGCCGAGAGCCGCATGATGCCCAGATTCTGCATCGCCTGTAACGGATTGATGGAGCCGTGGGTCTTCATGTACTCCAGCACCTGTTCGGTCTGCGTCATTCCTTCACCACCTTTCCATCGACAGCCAACGCTGCCTTAATCGCCCGGATGATTTGTTCTCGCAATTTCGTCCTCCTTTTCTGCGATCTGTTCGAGCGTGAGTCCTGTTACCTCGGAGATCCTCTTTGCCAGGTTCAGGTCGAGCACCGGCTTTCGGATTCCGGCCTCGATCAGCCAGTAGTAGCCTTCCGAAATGTCCAGCTCACAGGCCATATCGAGGAATGTCTTTTTCAGCCTCACCCGCTCGTCGCGTAACCAGTTCCGTGCTATCTGTATCACCTCCTTAACTTGATGTAAGACCAGTATATCATTTCCTTTCACTATGTAAAGTGATTTAACCAGATTGTACCGGTATTGTAAGTTCCTGTAAGTTTTATTATTTTTTCTTTACTTTTTGAAAAGTCTGGTATATAATTCTTTACGAGGTGAAAAGTATGGAACAGTTGCGTATACTCAGAAAGCAAAAAGGACTCACCGCGAAGGAGCTCGCGCAGATGGTCGGCGTCTCGGAAGTATCGATCACGCAGTACGAGAACGGAAAGCGAAGTCCCAGGCGCCAGGTGCTGGAGGACCTTGCCGATGCTCTGGGCACTTCGGTGGATTATCTGCTCGGAAAAGAAGAAGACCCCGCCATGATTGACATGGACAGGGTCGATAAAGCCTTATTAAAAGAGCTTATGGACGTGACTCCGCTTGAAAAGCAGAAGATTCAAGCGTTCATCGCCGGGTTAAAAGCCAACAGAGCAGAATGAGCCGCTCTTTCTCCGTAAGTGTAGACATAATCTTCAGCGCTTCTTCTTTCGTCATTCAGCATCACTCCTTATGGTGAAAGAATACGACGGAAGAAGACCAATAAAACGGACAATTAGCCTAATAGGCGAATTTTCAAAGGAGGTAAACATCATGGCATTATTCAACAAATCAGCGGCAAACACGGAAGACAAGGAACAGGCGATGCTTGCCAAGTACGGACTGGACGGCCTGAACGATCCCGCCGACATCGAGAGCGTCCGAAAGATCGTGAGCGAGCTGACCGGCACCGGCGTGATGGAGACCGGCATGAAAATCGGCGCGATTGGATCTAAAGCAGAGGACTTGCTCCCGGTCTACTATCAGAGGGCCATCCTGGAACAGAACTGGGTGATCATCCGTCAGCTGGACAGGATCTCCAAAGCGCTTGAAAAGTAAAACGGCACTTTAGATTTTTCGGCAACAGAAGTTTAGATTTTTCGAATAGGTACATTATGAGGGTAGCATTATACGCCAGAGTCTCAACAGAAGAGCAAGCTCTCCACGGCCTTTCCATCGATGCCCAGCTCACAGCATTAAAGGAGGCGTACCCCAATGGGCATGAATACGTGGATTTGGGGATTAGCGCCCGGAAGGCCATAACAAAGCGCCCGGAGCTGCAACGGCTCCTGGGGGATGTTGAGCGCGGCCTGTACGACCTGATCGTCTTCACCAAGCTGGACAGATGGACGAGGAACATCCGGGAATACTACAAGTGCGAAGACATTCTGGAAGCGCATAACGTTGCATGGAGGGCCTTGCACGAAGACTATGAGACCCAGACAGCTTCTGGTAGGCTGAAAGTCAATATCATGCTTGCTGTCGCACAGGATGAAGCAGATAGAACCAGTGAGCGCATCAAGGCAGTGTTCGACCGGAAGAGGGAGAAGGGTCTCCGAGCCGCCGGAGCAGTTGCCCTTGGTCTTGCCATTGAGGATGGACGAATCGTGATGGGAAAGGATGCCCAACTTGTGCGTGACATCTTCTCGACCTACATTGCGACCAGAAGCACGAATGCCACAGCCAAGGCATTCAGCAAGCCACCGACCACCATAAAATACATGCTCACGAATGAGATGTATCTGAAGACAGGAGTCATCGACTTCGACACATGGAGAACCGTCCAGACCATCCACATGGAACGAGAGACCAGATATATGCACACAGGTCGAGTCTATCTGTTCTCTGGTCTCATGTACTGTCCGATGTGTGGTCACAGGTTGACAAGCACAACAGCGAAAGGTGTCATCTATTACCGATGCTCAAACCGATATGCCGGAAAGTGTAATGGCATCTATGTGAGAGAGGCAGCTGCGGAAGAATACCTCCTGTCCAATCTGATGACGGCAGTGGAAGGAGTCAACCTCACCATTCGGAACAAGAAAAAGAAGAAGGTGGATGTCTCGGCACTGAAGCGGAAGCGAGACAAACTCACCGACCTCTATATCAATGACCTCATCGACAAAGCGAAGTATGAGGCAGAGTTCAGAGCGGTCACAGCGGAGATCGAGCAGGAGTCGATGGAACCGCAACCGATTTCAGAGGAACAAGTCATGAGCGTTTTGGAGGTCTACCAGAATCTCTCAAGAAACGCAAAAAAGGCATTCTGGTCGAATCTTCTCAAATCTATCACTCCCACCGAAGATGGGTATAATTTTACCCTAAATTCTACAAATTGACATAAAACAAGTGTCTTTCGTCAATTTGTAGAGTATGGCTCAAGGAAACCAGAACCCATATATTGTGGCCATAACCTCGAAATTGAAATATGGACCACAATATCTTGTGCATATTTCAAATGCAATACGGCAAACTTGACATGAAGCCAAATTTTAACTCTACGCGCATTTTGGGTCTGGGGGTATATCATTACCCTTCTTTCCCTAAAATGCGAAAAAAGGGCAAATAAATGCGTTTTGGAGAAAAAGGGAAGAATTGCCACAAATCTACAAAATAAAGTCCCCCAAAATCGCACTTTTCACGTTTTCTTAGGATTAAAATCCAAAAACTCCACGTTTTCCGAAAGTTTTGGGAATGAAAAGCAAAAACCCTCCAAGCAACTTTTTTAGTTGCAAGGAGGGTCTTTTATTAGGGAACAATACACAATTTTTACGCAAAGGAGTTCCCTACGAAACTTTTTGCTCAAGCACTTTCATGCGCTCGTTGAGCCTCTTGTCCTCGGCCTGGAGCAGTGCGATCTTCTCGGCGTGACCGTTGTGGGCCCGAACCTCTCGTGTGAGTTCGTCTATCTTCGTGTTGGTCACGGCCTCATACTTCTGAAGTTCGGCTTTCAGGTTTGCGTCCGACAATTCGGATTGCTTGTCCAGTTTCGCATAAAGGTCGGACGAAGACTTGTGGGAAATAATCATTTGTGCGATCACGGCACAGGCCCCGGTGATCAGGGCAACAATGACGGCATCGCTCATCACATGGTCACCACCATTTCTTTATGGTTTCCGCAGAGTTTCACTTGCGCAAGATTGTGTACTGTCGGGAGAAGCATCTTCTGGGCGGCGTAGGCCGTGTAATTCAGCCAGGAAGTCATGTTGATCACATAGAACGGCTGGATCGTGACTTTGTTGTTGATTTTATCAACGTTTATCTTCCCGCTGACGGTCGTGAAGTTCTTGTGCGTGTGGCCAAATACGAGGGCATCAATGCCCGATAAGGCGAATCCGTACCTCTCGCCCCTCAACACCGCTCCCGATGTCAGCATTCCCCCTCCGTGTCCGTGGGTGATGGCAAAGACATACGCAGGGCGGTTTATCCCGGCGAATTCCGGCTTCCCCATCTGGATCTTCATGAACGCCAGGTTCTCCCGGTAGATGTCCTCCCGGTCTATCTTGCAGAGGATATCGTACATCGGGTCGTCATCAGCGTCTTTCCCAGATCTCCGCTCATGGTTTCCGGGAAGAGCGCAGAGCAGCTTCCCGGCGACCGGTTCGAGGATCTTCGCCATCTCCCGCTTTTGAGCGGACGGAGGCATCGTGGCCCGGAACACGTTCGTCAGTCCGTTCCTTGTTCCGTTGTCGATCAGGTCGCCGCCGAGGACGAGGTAGGTGCCAGGCGTCTGCTGCACTTTTTCGATAAACTCACGAAAAGCGGACTCCATGCATTCTTCCGCACCCAGATGCACATCGGAAATAAAGTAAACGGTTATGTCTTGCCCATCTGGAAATTTGTGAACGATTAAGTCAAAATCTCCGTACATATTGACACCTCAAGGCTTCCAGAAGGCAATCCATTTGTAACTGCGTCCACTTCTGAAATATTGGTTAGTGCTTCCACCAGATGGGAATATTCCCGTTTCTTTCGCCCAATACCTTGCGTAATTGGTTGAGCTGTCTCCGCTGTCTGAACTTGACTTGGCACAAAATATACCAGCTTGAACCATAACATTATTGTTTTGGTACGGACAAAAGATAATGCTATATCTAAAGTACTTCCCTGTATTTCCATATGGGATAGGAGCGCCAAATAGTTTATAAACATCTATATAAACGACGGACATAACAGACATATTCGTGCTTGTCGCGGCATCTCCAATGTCTGAAACGATATATATAGTTGGGGCTTCCGTATGCTGATTTGTAAAAGAAATCGACCCGTGGTTTGTGTCAGACTGTGGTTCCCATATTCCGCTCTCTGTTTCCCAACCGCTCCCGCCACCGCCCGAAACGCTGACCACAACCTGTGCGAGATTCGTGACATCTACCGTTCCGTTCTGCGTGATGTTCTGACTTCCCTCGACCCAAGGAAATGTTGCCGTTCCACCGCCTTGCGTTGGCAATGTAACTCCGCTCACACCATTATAAACGGCATTTAAGAGGGCAATATTTGGGGTTGCCATAAAGACTTACCCCCTTAACTAATGGACAGTATCTTTGTAGTGCTGTCCTGTGAGATGGTCGGCAGTGCGAGAGAACCGGCCTGTCCGAGGATCGTCACGCCGCTCTTGATATTGGACGCGATGATCTTCGCCTGTTCGGTGGACGAGATGCTCACCGTGCCGCCGGTGGTGTACCCCGCGGGGATCGTGACCGTTCCGGCCTTGGTCGAGATGGTGCCGCTGGTGCTTCCGTTGTTCGCCATGCTGCCGTCGACCGCGCCGCTGGCGTTGTACCCCTTCTTCCCTGTCAGGACGTCCGCGGAGGTGATGTCGCCGTCCGCCGTGTCGTAGAACTTTGCGGTCCCGCTTCCGCTCTTGGGGATGTCCACTTCGGGGACGTTGGAATAAGTCACGCCGTTGATTACAACATTCTGTGCCATGTCTATTCTCCTATCTGACCATGATGACGGAGCCGTCCCAGAGGATCTCTCCGTAGTTTTGCGGTATCGGCCCGATGATGAGGTTTTCGCGCATCGTCTTCCCGATCACCGGCAGCCGCTGAAGTTCGCCGCTCGGCGCGACGATATAGGGGCCGTCGTAGTAGTCCGCGACCGGGACCTCGATGTGTGCCGAGAACGTAGCCTGGACGCTCTCCGGCGGCGTGAATTTTGCCTCAAAAGGTTCGGGCTGTGCGAAAGAAGCCTTGAAGCTCACGGCTCGATCACTCCGTCCTTGATGATCCTCTCGGCGGTCGTTCGGATGATATTGGATGCGTCAGCCGTTCCGTTCGGCATGACGTACCGAATCTGAATCAGAACTTCGCCCGGAGAGAACCGTAGAGTCTCCTCCTGGGTGAGGGTGAGGGTGATGTCCTCGTCCGTGACCGTCAGATCTGTGCCGGTCTTTTCGATGATGACCTTTCCGCCCTGTTCGTAAGATACGAAGACAGTCGCAGCGGTGAGGTCGAGGTCGACCAGAAAAACGTTTGTAGGCGTAGAGCCACGCCGCATGTGAATCACTCTCCTTTATCGACTTCCGGCAGTCCGGTGAGGGCGAGCAGGATGGCAACGATGAACCCGAACGCACCCGCGCTCAGGGCCGCGAGCCAGTTGACATCCTTGAGGATGAGCGCACCCGTGCCGATGTAGGCAAGCATGCTCTCCGCGAACGTTCTGACCGCTCTGATCAGAGCCGCCTTTACCCATTTTCCCCAGTCCATAATGATTCCCCTTTCAAAGTAATCTCACGATTTTAACGATGGAGTTGATGTATTCATCGTATGGGAGCAAATCCTTGCGGACGCTCAGGGCGACGCCGTAGAGGGTGTTGACCATGTCCTGCACAGACTTGTAGTCATACCCTGCCTCCGTCAGCTGGCGCTTGCGGTCTTCGCCGTAGCCGTAGCGGTTGGCAAGGACATCGGCGACCACCGCAGGGTCTGCCGGCTTCAGAGCGGGCGCGGGAGGCTGTTCCCCTGCCCCTGCCAGTTCGCACCATGCAGCGTAACTGCCGTTGAACAAATCAAGGTCCAGATCGCCGCTGTAGCCTTTCAGCCTGCCGTTGCCTGTGTACTGGTGCATCACATAGCCGTTGAACGGTGCCACGCTCCCCTTTTGCCACGGATGCTCCTGGAAGCCGTTGACCACGTCCATGCTTGCGTACTGCGCGACCCAGAGTTTGTACCCTGCCGCCGCGATCGCGTTGAAGTCTTGGCTCTGTACCACGCTAAGACTGCAATACACGAGCGGTCTGACCCCTGTCAGCTCCAGCACCGTGTCGAGGAAGTTCTTGAGGTAGACCGTGCCTTTCTTGAGAGCATCTGACTCATAATCGGCTATAAGCGCGGAATAGCCTATATACGGTCTAACGGTCTGGACGAAGAACGCCGCCTCGCTCTCTGCGTTCCCTCCTGCGAGGAAGTGGTACAGTCCGAGAGGCTTGCCGTTCAGAGTCAACCAATCTGCCCATTCCTTGAAGCGGGGATTCGTGTACGCTGTTCCCTCTGTTGCTTTAACTACCACGCCATCGAGCGGATTCATTGAGAACACATCAGAGAGGTTTATACCCTTTTGCCATGAGGCAATATCAATGAAATTCATTTAGCACCTCACCTGATGCCGTAAACGGCCTGAGGCACGCCGTCTTCGTTGTGTGTCGTCGCATTATACTGACCGGCTTCAAATGCGATCCCGGTCGTCTGCACGTTCGCCCTTCTTCGCCCTGTACGGTTTGAGCCTCCGGCTGTGAACATCAGGGCGGTGTAGTCACCGACTCTTGCTATCGTTCCCACAATGCCGTAAGCGTCATTTGTGGCAAAGTCTCGGAACAGGATGAGAACCATGCTGTAGCCGGCTAAATCCATCGGGACGGTTTGGGCGGAGAATGAAGAGTCCGGGTTTGGATTTGTCCAGACCAGCTCCAGCTTAAGCCCGCCGCCTATGCCTGCAAGCCGGGAAGCCTCGCCCCCGCTGCCGTATTGCATCGCTACTGCCATTTTTCACGCCTCCCCGATTATCGTGCCGCCCTGTGCGGTTATCGCCATCTGGAGATTCTGTATGCCGCTCATCTCCACACGCAGGGCGTAGGTGTCCACGGTTGTGCCGTCTTCTGCTGTGATTTGCAGAGCGTCCCCGGCTTCAAGCCACGGCCAGCCTTGCATCGTGAGATCGATGGGCGTGAAGCCTACGTTGGCGGCGTTGGTTGCGAAGTCGCCTGTGATTATGTTCGTCACAGAGGTCAGGTCTGCGCTCGACAGAGATTTCAGCGTTTCATTGTCGGTCATGTCATAGCGTGATAGACCGCTCCCGATTTCGATTTCCGCCGTCATTTCGGCGGCATCGTTGTCCTTGTAGGTGACCGTGACCGTGCCGATGGGTGATACATCGTACTCGTCCCACCAACATTCCGCATAGTCGCCCGGAACAACGGATGTCGGTGATGTCGGGTCAAGCGTGACGGTCTTGTAGCCGCCGAGCCTGTCCACTCTGCCGAACTGACCGCTGAGGCTTGTGTATCCTGCGAGGATGTCGAGAAAGTCGTAGCAGTTGACATAGGTCGGTGTCGAGATGTATGACCCGGTCGCCGGGAAACTGGCAACGACCGCCGGGGGCGTGTTCGTGTACTGGTAAAGCGTAGGGGTCGAGCTGATGGTGGTGAATGTCGGGCTTCCCTGACCGGCTCCGCCCGCCCAGACAGAAAAAGTCACACTCGTCGGGACATATAGGGTGACATAAGGGTTGGTTGTGCTTGCGTATTTCGGATAAAAAATGGGAATATCCCCGGCAAAACAGTTCTTCGGTTTCACGCTTTGAAGATACGGAGAAAGGCAGTATTTCATCTGCGTGAGTGCCTTCGCAATATCATCGTCTGAGTAATACCCGGTATTCGCCAAGGTGGTTTCAAGCCACGCTCCGGGAGTTTCCATATCTATCGGGCCGTTCAGTTCAAGGCCGTATAGATAATCCGCCGGGATTTCCGTGGGGGAAGTTATGGTGTCTGGCGCTACTATTTTTTTACATGTCAGCGTGGCTCTGACATAGGTCTGCGAAGAAACGTAGACTATCGGTTGAAGCACGGACTCGGTCGGGATATTGGCCCACGGCATGAACACGCTTTTCGTGAGAGCGTCCCTTGTGGCTTGGTTCGTCCACCCGAAGGCGGCGTATATCAGCTTTGTGATGTCTGGCTCATAATTTCCAGAAGCGGTGGCGAGAAAGTTGGTCAGTTTTGCTTCCTCAAACGGAGAGTTCTCCGCCGTCCCTGTATAGGTCGTGTACGCCGTCAATTTACGGTGAGCCATGTTCTGGTGGTCTCTCGGACAGCTATCCACTTTGAACGAACCGAGAGGGATGGCAAAGATCTCATTGACCGCATCCCAAGTACCATCCCATGTTCCTGCGGCTATTGAGGCTTTGTCAGCGGCAGAGAGAGAAGAGCCGTCAATCTCAATGGAGGCTTCTATGGTCATGCCGTACATATTGGATATGCCGACCGTCTCAAACTCCAGAACGCTTGCTTCAGCGAGTCCGAACTTAAAGACATCCTGCGAACACAAGGACTCGGTGAAGTGCAAAGACTCACGAACCACATTGTCATTTGTGATGTCCGGGAGTTCCCCATTCGGGAAGTGTACACGGAAGTTCTTGTGGACTCCGTCCGTCTTGTACAGGGCTTTTATACTGTCTGGTATCGTCAGCATAAGTTACCTCCCTGTTATCGCCACAGTTATCTCGTGATACTGCCTCGGACAGGTCACGTCCCACTTCGTATCTCCTGCCAGATCCAGATAGGCGTTGACGCTCACCGTGCTGTTTGTATTACTGCACCACACGGAAATGGGATAATATCCTTCTGCGTCCCTCGCGCTGGTCATCAGGCTCATGAAGTTGGAGAAGTCCGTCTCTTTGCTGAACCCCAGCGTTACCTGCCCGGAAACCCTGGTCCTTGCAATGACACGATGATCCACCCAGTTTCCGTCCGTCCACGTTTCAAAAACGTCCGTCCGGTCCACGCTGTGCTGGTCTATCTTCTCAAACGCGGTGAGGTCAGTCGTGCCTATCGTGAATAAATTCGTCCAAGCCATTCCTTACACCCCCACCGCAAGAGCGTTGTAGTTCGTTGCCTTCGTCCGCACAAGGTTCGTCTTCTGGACCGCCTTGAAGAGGTTCCTGGCGTCGCCCTCAAGTACCACCGTCACGTTCACGTTCTGACCGCTCCCGACGAGCTCACGCAGTTTGTCGAGACCCATCACGATCTCCGCGCCAGTTCCGTCACCGAAGCCTTTATAGCCGTTCGGCGTGGCCATGACAGTCGGGGAAGTGAACATCACCGGGTTGTTATACGCTTTCTTGTACCAGTCGATTTTCAGCTTCGGAATAGTGCCTTTCAGCAGGTCGCCTATCTTCCATCCAGGCGGGTCGACTTTGAAGTGCGGCAGCGGGATCTTCGGGAGTTTGATTTGACCTGTCAGAACGCCTTTGATGGTGTTCCAGATAGATACCACCTTGTTTTTCAGGTCCTCAAACTTCTGCTTCAGGTTGTCTATCTTGCCCTTGATGTTATCGATGGCCGCTGCGACCTTCTCTTTGATGCTGTTCCAAATCTCAACGACCTTGTCTTTGACCTTGACAGCCGCCGCCTTGATTTTGTCCCAGTTCTTCCAGAGAAGTACCCCGATGGCGATAACAGCAGCGATGGCAGCGACCACAAGTCCTATCGGGCTGATCAGAACAGGAAGGATGCCGATGATCGCGCCTATCCCTGTTATCAGCTTCCCGATGATGATGACAACAGGGGCGATGGCCGCCACGACCGCCACGATCTTCAAAATGGTTTCCATCGTGGCCGGGTTCATCTCCCGGAGCTTTGCGGTGATCGTCCCGATCCACGTAGCCAGCTGCTGGAGCAAAGGCGCGAGAACAGTTCCTACATCCGCGCCGATTTGTGCAGCCGTCCCGGCAAGGTTCGCCTTCAGCTGGTCGATGGTATCGTTCGTTGCGTTCAAGGAGTCGAGCGTGTCCTTGTCCAGGATGAGCCCGAGATCCTCCGCCTGCTGGCCGAAATTGCGGAACGCTTCGCCGCCGTCATCGATGATGCCCGCCAGAGAATCCGCGGATTTCCCGAACAGATCCATGGCCACCTGGTCCCGCTCGGTCTCGTTATCAATTCCGGAGAGGGCCTGTACGGTGTCAAAGAAAACATCGTTCACATCCCGAAGGGAACCGTCTGCGTTCGTGGTCGATACGCCGAGTTTCTGGAGACTTTCGTTGGCGGGGTCTATCTTGCCCTTAAACTTTTTTAACGCTCCCGACACATCCTCAAACGAAACGTCGATGAGGTCGGAGGCGTACTGGAGTTTCTGGATCTCGTCCGTGGTCAGTCCGGTCTGCTGGGAAAGGGTGTTGATTTCGTCCGCCGCCGTGACGGCATCGTACCCCATCTTGAGGAGGCCGGTGCCGATGGCAGCCGCGCCGGCTGAGATCCCGGAGAGCTTTTTCCCAGCGTCAGATACCTTGCTGCCGAATTCCTTTACATCGCGTCCGGCAGCTTTCAGCACCTGGGACGCAACAGATCCAAATTGACGCTGTTGCTTTTCAAGTGTCTTTAGCTTGTTTTCGGTCTCAATGATCTCGCGCTGGATGGCGTCCCACTCTTCTGAGCCCTCAGCTACCTTGGACTGAGCCTTCTTTAGCTCTTCCAGCCTGGTCTCCGTCTCGCTAATTGCCTTGCTGAGGTTTTCCTGTTTCTGCCGGAGAAGGTCCACGTTCTTCGGGTCCATCTTCAGCAGCTTATTGATGTCTTTCAGGTTGCCCTGTGTCTTTTCGAGTTGCGAGTCTACGGCTTTAAGAGATTTTTGCAGGTCTGTAGTATCCCCACCGATCTCTATCGTTATACCCGCGATACGGCTTGCCATTCACTCACCACCTGTCGTAGTCCGCTTGCGTGGCTATCCTGTCATACTGGTAATCGTCGTTCGACGATTCTGTCATCATGTCCAAAACGGCCCCATACCCAAGGTCGTCCAAATCGTCAAGTCTTAACCCCATCTGGACGACCCTGAGCAGGAACAGGGCCGTGGTCATTTCCCGGCTTGTGCGAGGCTGTTTTTTTTTGCTTCCACGTTGCCGGCGGCGTCCCTCATGAACACCAGCGCGATCTCCCCCGCGGCCTGTACGATGTCGCCGCTGCGGAACTGGTCGAGCCATTCCATGAAGTCGTTGGTGGTAAGCCGGTTCACCTGTGCGCGGTCGTTCAGCTCCGCAAACTTCGCCATCACGAACCCCATCCGAAGAAAGAGGTCAATGTTGTCCGGCTCAGCTGCGGCCTTCCGCAGAAAGTCCTCGTTGAAGATGTTTCTGTAGCATGGGATTATCGAAGCGCACACGCACATCTTCACCGGCGTATCACCGATGTTTACGGTCTCGATAAACATAACTGCCTCCTTTTAATGCTGATCAGGTGCCGGTGCTCTGGTGGATTGTGGTGTTCCAGGCGGCGTAGGCCGTGGTCTGGGTCTCCGTCACGGAAGCCTTGACAACGTCCTTGGACAGGCTGGAGTTGTAAATGCTCGTGGCCGTGATGGAGATGGTCTCCGTGTTCGGCTCGATGCTCTCGCCCTTGGTCTCGCTGGACACTTCGGGGCGGGTGGCCACGCAGTTGTAGAGGACCGTGCGCTTGCTCTTGGCGTCGCCCGCGAACTCGAAGGTGAGCGCAAAGTGGCCGGGAGCGGCGTTGGCGTCTTCCACATACGCGCCGTCCGAGTCGACGATGTAGCCGAGGCAGTCCTTCAGGAAATCGTCGGGAACGAGCGCCAGCTCAAGGTCGCCGGAGTAGCCGTTGTTGGAGATCGCCGTGTAGTACACGATGTTGTCCGCGTAGAACGGACTGGTCTCGCCCTCTGCGGAGAGGGAGATGCTCACCGCGCCGGCGAGCGGAGCGGGAGTGCCGTAGGTCGCCGTGCCGTTGCTGGCGATGGTGGCCACGGCATAGTAGCAGTTCTTAATGCCGTACTTGATCTTGTTTTCAGCCATTGATGATGACCTCCGTTTCAAAAGTTGTCATATAGAGTTTTTCACTTTCGATGTACTCCTCGTTCCGGGTGTACACCAAGCCGTTTGATGTGAGTGCATCTTCAACGGCCTTTTCCAATGCAAAGTCTTTGCTGTCGCAGTAGAGTTCAATGACCACGCCGCGGATCTGGCTGTAGTTCGCATTGTCCGCTTTGAAGTCGTTGTCCATCTGCCAGTAATAGCAGATGAACGGAGGTGGGGGCGCTGGGTTGTTCGGATCGTCCTCCGGGAACTGGAAATACGCGCAGGGGATGAAGTCTTCCTCCGTCATGTGGATCTTGGAGACGATCTGATAGAATTCTTTGTAGGTCATATTTTCTTTTTCACCGCCCTTAGATACTCTTCGGAGATCTTCTCGTCCACCGGCGCGATATGCACGAACGATCTTGTGCTGGATCTGCCGCCGCCGCGGAGGGCATGACCGTGTTCCAGAAGGTGGGGAAGGCCCGGCGTCTTGTTGTAGATCGTCGATTTTGAAAAAAGTCGCTCTTTGTCAAATCTCGAAGTCCAGCCGGTCGCATATTCTCCCCACCCCTTTCCTTGTGCTTCGCCACGGACGGCCTGTGCGCCCTTTTTGCCGAATTGCTTTGTGACCTCGTCAAGGTTTTCGGTGACGTCCTCTTCGTATTCTTTCAGAATCTTCTGAAGAGCGGTCGCCAGTTTAGCCTGGGGAGTTTTCTTCTTCGCCATCTCCGCCTCCGAGATCCGTGCCGCCCTTCCGCTCCACATAGAGCTCGATGGTGTCCGTGCCGGATTTGTAGGTGCGGTAGACCGAATACATTCTGCCGTTGTACCCCACGACCGTCTCCCCGGCGTAGTTGCCGGAAAACATCTTGATGCGGTACTCCGGGTTCAGTCCGTTCCTTCCGCCCTCGTAGAATTCCGTCTGTGTCACGGACGCCACGGTGCAGTACACGTTCCGGGAGGTCCTGACCTTCTTTGCCACGCCGTAGTCATCGTAGGTGATGGTATCGGCGTACAAAGTGACTACATCAGACCTGTCCATTCCGTGTACCCCGTAGCCATGCCCATCTGGGCCTTCTGCTCGTCGTAGGACGCTTTCAGCCGGTCATAATCGTCCGGCTGTCCGAAGTTGAGCCGGCAGTAAGTAACGATCGCCCGCAGGACAAGAGCGTCCGTCACATCATCGTTGTCGACTCCGGCAAGCCCCATGTCCAGCTTTGCGGCGTTGATCAGGTGCAGGATCTCGTCATCGTAACTGTCGACCGATACCCGCAGCGCCATCTTTACCGCGGCAAGCGTTGGATTTTCTGCCATTTCGTCACTTCCTCGTGCTTAAATAGGTTTCTTCCGTGATGGTGCCGAAGCCGGTGTGACCGACCTTTATCCGTGAGTCGCACCAGAGTTGAGCGCCCAGCTGCTTCGCTTTGAAACAGAAGGACAGGTCTTCGCCCAGTCCAAGAACAGGGGAAAACGGAAGGCCGAATTCGTTCGCCACGCGGTTGATCAGGTCGGTGGTCACCATGACCGCTCCGAACCCGCACCCGGCGATTTCGAAGACGTCGTCCCGCGGGTAATCCAGGTACGCGTCCGCACGGGGAACGGGAAGGCCCTGTTCCGTCTGCCCGACCGCCACAAGGCTGTATATGGTCGGAGTGAACGGCGGTTTGCGCTTGAAATAGATCCCGCAGACGAATTCTTTTCCGTTCTCGATGTGCTTCGTGAGCTTGAGCAGTGTCTTCGGCTCGAACACCATGTCGGAGTCCAGCCATAACACCCTGTCGAAACCTTCGTCAACGGCCTGCTTCGCCAGGGCGTTTCTGGCGTCGTAAACGAGGGAGGAACACAGGAAGCTGACCCTCGTGTCCCCCACTCGTTCAAGTGATAGCAGACACCTTGCGAAACTTGTCTGGATCATGTCCAAACACGGGACTGCTATTAAGGTTTTCATAATTGCCTCCTTATTTTGCGTCTATTACGACGTGGCGATGGTGGTCCAGGCGAACGCGTCGGTGTCCACGACAGCGCCGTCGCACAGCGCCATGGCGCGGTACACGGTGGAGCCGCTGCGGAACGCAACGCTCTGGTCGGACTCGATGGCGATGCCTTCGCCGAAGTTGAACACGTAGCCTTCTTTGAAGTTGCCGAAGATGACGTGGTCGGCGTTGGCAGCCTCGGCGGTGGAGCCGCTCTTGAACTTGCAGTCATCGCAGTTGCCGTCAAGGACAACGCGGTGGCCGAGCAGACGGTAGTCAATGCCGTTCATCACGACAACGCCGTTGCTGTCGTTGGCCAGAGGCACAACGAAGGTGAAGAATGTCTCGGCGCTCATCACCCACACAGCGTCACGGTGATAGGCGGTGCCGACGTCAGCCATGAGGGCCGCGAAGTCGGCCACATCGGGAGCCACGAGCGCGGTGGAGGCAACGATGCCGCCCTGGCCGACGCCCTGGGGAACCGTGGTGTTGCCGGCGCCGTTCACGATGGCAGCGCAGATGGCGGCTTCCATCTTCTGGGCGAGCTTGTTGGCAAGCCAGGTCTGGAACGCGGGGATGCTCATCGCCTGGATGTCGGCGGTGATCTCGATGGTCTTGATGAGCTTCTTGGCGGTCAGGGCGACGGTGCCCATCGCGTCGGCGGAGTCGGTGCTGGCGGAGCCCATGCCAATCCAGCTGGCGTCGTAGACCGTGGTGGCCTTCGGCACGGAAACGTAGCCGGGGATGTGCAGCGCGTCGATCTCGCGGATCAGGGGGTTCTCTTCGAGCTTGCCGTAGATCTTGTTCAGCGTCTCGGTCGGAATGACGTAGGAAGCGCCGGACAGAGCGGTGCGCTCTTCGATGCTCATCGGCTTGCCCATCAGGTTCTTCATGTAAGCGTCACGATATTCGACGCTGTCGGGTGCGAAAGTTCTCTCTTCCATTGTTTTGACCTCACTAAAAGATTTGATTTTCTCGACCGGGGTCTCGCCTTTGGCAATGGCCTCGCGGACTTCGGCCTTCTTCTGCTCGTTGTTTTTGCGAGTTTCGAGCTCCTCGTTGATCGCACGGACTTCCGTTTCCAGAGCGTCCAGATCCGCTTCGGGGGAATCGATTTCCGTCCCGATAGCCGCTCTGCGCTCCAGCAGTTCGTCCGCGCTCAGGGTTTTAATGTCCATAATTGACCTCCAGCAGGATGCGGATTTTCTGCTTCTGCCGCTCGCGCTGCTCGGCTGCAAGGGCCTCCGCCCTCTCCCTGTCGAGAATTCCGTCGACATAGGACCGTGCCGAGATCTCGGTGAAATCGTTCGCCGGGATGCTCACCGCAGAAACGTCAAAGAGTTTACCGATCTTGGTGATAGTGCGGAGATAGGTCCGGGGGTCATCGGCGGTCTTTTCCGTCCTGTCCTCGGCCACTGTAAAACCGAAAGACATGCGGTCGGTGTACCCGCCTTTGATCTCCTCGTACAGTTTGCGGCCTTCCTCCGTCCCTCCAAGGTCGGCGCGTATAAATAACCCCTTTTCATCGGGAGTTATTTCGAGAGTGTTGTTCCTTGTCCTGGCAAAGACTCGTCCTTCGTGGTTGTACTGGAAGATGACGTCCCCCAGCTGGGCCTCGTCGAACGCTCTTGCACTGACCTGTTCGTTGATGACGATGTCGTTATCTCCGTAGATCTGATACGGCTGGTCAAAAGTGGTAGCATAACCCTCCACCACACGCTTCTCATCGTCTTCCTCCCGGACCTCCAGCACCAGGTTGCGGTACTGGGTCCCGGCTTTAATCCTGTCCATTATTTCCATCTTGTTTCTCCTCTCCGGCGAAGTAGTATTCGCCTCGGATTGGTGCCCGGTCTCCGCTGCCGTCTTCGAGCGGCGGGTAATTGAACAGCGCCCGGATCTCGTCGATCGTTATCATGCCGCGGTCGCCCAGCTGCTGTGCCATCTGGATCTTGTGCGAAACGCTCATGTACTGCAGCCGGTTGGCCGTGATGTACACCCGGTTCCCCACCGCCAGCTCTCTGGTGGTGAAGAACATCTTGCTCATGACTTCGGACAGCTGCACGGAGAACGGTTCCACCGCTCCGTTGAAGAAGCTGTCCAGCTGCTCGTCCGTGGCGCGGTTCTGGAGGATCTCCTCGCTCACGCCGAAATAGTTGCACACGTTCTGCCGGATGGCGGCCATCTGATCAGCGTCCACCGTGAACGGCTTGGACTCAATCTGCTTGATATCTCCGTAAGTGTTCGGGAACAGAAGCAGTCCGTTGTCTTCCGCGGTGAAGTTCTCCGCTACAAATCTCCGTCTTTCTTTCGACAGATCCTCCGGCTTCGTGAAGTTGTTCACGCGGGCCATGAACCGGAAGGTGGCTCCGTTCGTGATGCCTTCCTTGATGCCCTGGTTCTGCGCGTGGATCAGATCCATCGTCGGCAGCAGAGCGGCGTTGTTCTCCCCGAAGAAATCGTCCATGTACTGGAATTTCGTCATGATGCCGCACTCGGAGAGCTCCATCACGGCCTTCTCGCCGTTGATGAACGTGTACTGGAGATATGCCGTGCCGTTCAGCTGAACGACCTCACAGCGCGAAGGAAGCGCCGGATATACGCCTGTTTTCTCTCCGTAGATGTTGAACACCGGCACAAGGAAAGCCGTGTTCTGGTTGTCCAGGATGGTCGATAAGCGATACAGGAACTGGCTCCACGTCTGCCACTCGTTCGGCGCGACCTTCATCTTGCTCTGGAGGCCCTTCTGTGCCGTTCCTGCGAAAGAGACCGACAGCTTGCTCGCGTGTCTGGCCCTCGCGTCGATAGCGGCCCTCACCAGCTCACTTTCGTATATCGCCCCATTCCAGGACGAGAACGCCGGACGGTACGCCGTCAGCGTCTTGAAATACCCCATTGCCTGTCGGACGATGGCCAGGCGGGGGAAGATCTTCTCAAAAAGTCCCATTGAATCACCTCAAAGGTTTCTTAACTGTTCCCCTATTTCCCCAAAATGCTTCTGTCTCACGGTCATCGCGTCGAGGAGCGCCGCGGCTCCGTCGATATGGAGCGAAGGGCTCAACTTTACCAGCTTCCCTCTGCCCCGCTCTGTCGACATCTTGATGGCGGCGTTCAGCAGATGCACCTTCAGCAGATCGTTGTCCCCGATGTGTATCTTTCCGTCCTCAAGAAGCCCCTGCGTCTCTTGTATAACGCCGTATAAGTTCTCACCCTGGAATACGTCATCGCATAAAAATCCATATGACTGTAAGTCCTGTATGAGATACTGTGCGGAGTAACGGTCATACCCGACCATGAGCGGGTAAATCTTGTATTCCTCGATCAGGCTCCGGCACCATTCAAAGCAGTCGCGGTAGTCCACGAAGTTGTCACCAGATGGCTGTAAAAACCCGCGCTGCACATATGCCTGGTACGGAAGGCTGTCCCTCTGCGAAGCCTCGTCTATCTTCTCCGCGGGGAGGAAAAACTTTCCGAAGCAGTAGAGATCTCCGCCGCGCTCGATGATCAGGACGCATGCGGTAAGGTCCCGCGTCTGCGACAGGTCGATTCCGAGGACCGCATAGGTGTTTCGGAAATCGTCCAGACAGAAGTCCTTTTTGGACGCATTCTCCACCACGTTGGACGGAAGCCAGGCAAGACTTGAGTTCTGCTTCACACAGCAGTATTTCGTCAGAAACTCCGCCTTCTTCGACAGGCTTCCCTCTGCGACCGCGATCTCTTCGAGCATGTAGTCCACGCTCACGCTCACGCCGAGGTTCGGATTCGATTTTCTTAACTCGTTAATGTCGTTCCATTTCTCAACATCATCAATCATGTACAGGAACGGCAGTAATCGCTTCTCTTTTGAGTCGCCCAGAAGAAACCTCGTGGATCTCTTCACCAGCTCGTCATAGATGGAGTCGTTGATGTAGCCGGAAGTGGTACAGGAAAGCAGAAGCCCCTCCGGCCTCGCACCCATACCGCTCTTCATGACCTCATACTGCTTGAGGCCCTTGTCCCCTTCCCACGCCGCGATCTCGTCGCAGATGGCTAATGAAGGGTTAAATCCGTCGGATCTCTTCGCCGCGAACGCTATCTTCTTGACCGTCGAGTTCGTGCCGGGTATCGACAGATCTGACTGCCGGTGACGCGCCAGCATCGAATCGTCGAGGGTCTTCTTGTTGTGCATGTCCTTGCTGTCCGTGATGGCTTCTTTCAGCGCTTGCCACTCCGGGTCCAGCTGCGTCATCTGCCAGATGTTGTTGTAGACAATATCCGCCTGTTCAAGTTTCGGCGCGCAACAGAAGACCTTTGCACCGTAGCCTCCGTCTTCCCTCCACGTATACGCACCGAACCCGCTGGCCAGAATGGACTTGCCGTTCTTCCTGGCTACCACCAGAAGCACTTCACGGAACTGCCGGTTCCCCGACTCGTCAACGATCCCGAAGACCGCCGACAGTAAAGCCTTCTGCCACAGCTCCAGCTTTAACGGCCCCGGCGCGAGCGGTCCTTCGCAGTGAAACACATGCCCCTCGAACCACTGTATCGCGTCCCTGGCCCTCTTCTGGTCAAAGAAAAACTGCTTTGCCTCCAGACCCTTGACCAGATACTCATACAACAGGAAAATCCACCGGCCTACTGCTATCGTTCCGTCTTTAATTCCCTGATAGTATGCGTAAATGTAGTTATCTGACGCTGAAATCATCGGTTATCTCTCGCAGTTTGCTTTAATTAAC